GATTTAATGGAAGAAATATTTAGTTTGGCTGAACAGTTGAAAGAAAAAAACAAGAACATAAATGAATATGTAGAATACAAAAAACTAGAGATAGATACCTGGAACAATGAAATAAGTTGTTTAGAAGAAAAAATCAAATGCTTGAAAAGAAAGATAAAAGTTAATGAATGTTCTATAGATGAAAGTGTACAAAGCAATAATGTTATAAGGACACAGCTAAAGGATTATGCTAATAAGCTTTGCAATTCCATCGAGTATAAAATGGATCTCAAGGAACTGAATAAATAGGAGGACAAATGATTACTAGAGATACTTTAAATAGGAGAATTTGTGATGTGGAAAAAGAAGCAACAAATACTCAAACATATAAGGAATTTATAAAAGAATTTGGGCTACAGCACGAATCTATAGAGTTGTATACAAGTGTTGAATTGCAAGGATATTTACGCTTTTTAAATGAATTATGGGATAAATAAAAAAAGGATAGCTATATTATAGGCAGATACACCAATTCGGGAGAAAGAATGGCTTATTTATGTTTGAAATGTTACAAAGTTATAGAAGAAAGAATAATAAAAAAAGGCAGAAGAATACCTTATGAAAACAAAATAGGATATTACTATATATGTCCGTATACTAAGTGCCAAGGAGAAGTAGTTTGGATAGATGAACTCATGGTACCTATTATAACTACTCTTAATCAAAAGGGATATAAAACAAAACATTCATGTTCTGCTCATTCTTATCAGGAAAATCCTAATTGCTACATACTGTTCGAAACATACACTAAATTACAGCACCTACCCAAAGAATTTAATCAAGAAGGAAAAATGATAAGAAAAGTATTTAGAGAGAGGGGAACAAGACTGTTTAGGGAAATAAATAATACTGCTATTGAATTATTAGAGTGGGTAGATGGGTTGCCCAGTAAGGAAGGTGAAAACAATGGAAAATAAAGATAAAAAACCAAAAATAAATGAACAAGCTGAATTTTGTGTAGCGATTGCAGAAGGTAAGATAGCTTTAGAAAAAATGAAAGATACTGCTCCTTTAGCTATTGGTGTATTAAAAATAATGTATGATGAAGCTGTAGAACAAGGGTTTAATGTTAATCAAGCCTTTGAGTTTGCTACCAAGTATGTAATTGCTTCAAGTTTTAAAAGTAATTAAAGAAAGAAGGAAAATTAATGTTTATACCAAAAGTAAATAAAACTAAGAAATCACAAAAAACAGGAGTTTTTTTACATAGATGGAACCCCTAGACCTAAAAAGAAAGCTAATAAAGCTATGAGAGGTGAAATATAAATGGAAAAATATATAGGAACAAAAATAATTGAAGCAGAACCAATGGAAAAAGTGGATGTAATAAACGAAAATGGACACACTTATCCAACTTCAAAAGCTGGATATAAAGTGAAATATCCAGATGGATATGAGAGTTGGTCGCCTAAAGATGTATTTGAAAAGGCTTATATGAAAGTTATACCTAATTCAAGTTTAAAAACAGACATATCAATTTCACAGGAAATGGTTGATAATTTCATAAAGGAAATTCATCCTCAGACTATAGGGGAAAAAACAACTTTAGTGCGTGTAGTTTTAGTAAATGGTTTTGAAATTGTAGAAGCTTCTGCGTGTGTAGATAAGGCTAATTATGATGAAAAAATAGGTGCTGAAATATGTCTTGAAAAAATCAAAGATAAAATTTGGTTTTTACTAGGGTTTTTATTACAAACTGCTATCAATGGTATTAAGTAAAAATATAAATTATAGAGGTAAATAAGATGGATATAGATGAAGCTATAAGACATTGTTATGAAGATGCGGAAAAAGAGCAAGGCTGTAAATTAAAAGACAAATCTCCATGTGCTAGTGAACATATCCAGTTGGCACATTGGCTTGAAGAATTAAAAGAAAGGAGAGAAAAAGATGGATATCAAGAAAAATAAAAAAATTAAACTTAAATGGCAAGTTCATAATATAAACGATCGTTCACGAATATCTCAGATGTATTGTTTTAAAATGTGTGTAGAAAACGCTAATTAATATAAATTATGGAGGAATGAGAAAAATGAAATTATCAACAATACAAAAAAGAGAAAATTTAAATCAGGTGTTTTCAAAGGATGAAGTAGGACCAGGTGGAGCACACCATAATTATTTAGTGATGAGTAATGAATTGAATTTTAAAACTCAAGAACCGTTAGTTGCTACGGAAATACAGTTCCAGAAGGGGCCAAGGAAAGAGGAAGGGTCTACCCCAGGTGTAATTGATATGGATTTACTTGAAATAGTAAGAGATAGATTAAAGAGTTTTCAGAGTGGACCATTTTCAAGTAGGGAAAATGCATGTGCTTTAACACATATTGAAGAAGCCTTAATGTGGCTCAACATGCGAATAGAAAATAGAATAGAAAAAGGAATACTGGGGAAAAATGCAAAATAACAATTGGACAGTATATTGCCATATATGCCCTAATGGGAAAAGATATATTGGAATTACTAACTGCACAGTAAATACTAGATGGGGTAAAGATGGGAAAGGATATAAGAAGCAGGTATTTTATAATGCTATAAAAAAATATGGATGGGATAATATAAAACATGAAATAATAGCGGAAGGTGTATCTAAAGAAGTTGCAGAAGAAAAAGAAATAGAATTAATAAAAGAATATAAAACATTAAACTCTGAAAATGGTTATAATTGTGCCATAGGCGGAAATGTTAATTCAGGGTTTAAAATGCCAGAAACAGCTAAAGAAACATTAAGGCTGCTTAAAACGGGCACGCATCATAATAAAGAAACAAGAGATAAAATGAGCAAAGACAGAAAAGGAGAAAAAGCATATTGGTATGGGAAAAAACACAGTAAAGAAACTAAAGCAAAATTAAGTGAGATAAAAACAGGTGAGAAGAATCCTAACTTCGGCAAAAAAATACATTCAGAGGAACACTTAAAAAAACTTAGTGATCGTATGAGCGGTAAGAATAACCCAATGTATGGAAAAGGCGATTTGCTATCAGGTATAAATAATCCGATGTACGGTAAAAAGCATTCAGAAGAAACAAAGAGAAAATATAGCGAAAACAGAAAAGGTTCAAACAATGGCAACTCTAGAAAAGTATGTCAATATGATGCCGAAGGCAATCTTATAAAAGTTTGGGATTATATTAATCAAGCAGTGGCAGAATTAGGCCTATCAACCAAAAACGGTATAATTGCATGTTGTAGAGGCCGCCAAAAAACAGCGCATGGATTTAAATGGTCATATTTTGTGGTTAAATCATAGTGCAGAAGATAGAATTGAAAGAAATGTATTAGGTAAAAACGAGAAATAAATATAAAATTGCTATTAATAAACATCTCCTTATAGTACAATATTTATAAAATACATAAGGGGATGTTTTAATTTGAGTAATAAAAGGTTTAAAAAACAGGAGTATTTTATAGAAATTTCTCTCACAATAGGATTTATAATAATTACTGTATTTACATTTCTATGTATAATTTATGACAAAATGGAGTTTGTGCCTGTTTGGATATTCCTTTTCTTTTTCGATTTATTTTGGTATATGATATATAAATATGCTAAAGATTCATAATATTAAACGCAAAAAGATTTTCCGCAGTTATTGTTTAAATAAAAAATAAAATCAAATAAAGATTACAGAGTTTACCTATGGTAAACTCTTTTTTTATGCAATTTATGCGTAATATTCAAAAACATGGTAATGTGAAGTTAGCATGAAAGAAGGTGAGAGGTTGGAACACAAAGGCTTTAAACTGGAAATTAAAGAAATAAACGATCAAGGTGAATTCAAAGGAATACTTTCAACTTATGATTTTATAGATGATGGAGGAGATAGAGTAACCAAGGGTGCTTTTAAAAATTGTTTAGGTGATTCAGGGCAAAAAAAAATAAAACTATTATGGCAGCATGATACTAAATCCCCAATAGGGACCGGAACAATCTCGGATAGTTCAAATGGATTACTTATAGACGGAAGGTTAAATTTACTTACGACACCTCAAGGGTACCCCAAAGTTCCAAAAGCACATGAAGCCCATGCTCTGCTAGTAAATAAGGATCTTGATGAACTAAGCATGGGATATGTGACAAAAAACTTTAAATACAGTGTTGAAAATGGTCAAACCGTAAGAGATTTATTAGATGTAAATGTTATGGAAGGTAGTATCGTAACCTTTGCTATGAACTCACAATGTAAAATATCAGAAGCCAAAAACAATTAT